CTTGATTAAAGCAATCCTATTCGTGTGTGGTGCAAATGTATCTATAACATGTTGCACCTTAGAAATCTGTGTGGCAGACAACATGCTGCCGTCAAGATAGATCAATTTCCAGTTCCTACGAATCACACTCTCATTCTCTACAATCCGTTTGTAAATAGACGATTCAGGCATTCTAGAGTGACAAAAAGAGATGACTTCATCAATCAAGACCTCGGAGTCTCCTCCTAAGAACGGTATCTTTTTTGATACAGTTTTAAATCCCAATCCTTTTATACCTGGGATGTTATCTCCAGGGTCTCCGCAGATTGATTTTGCCATGGCGAAATTATGGGTTTTAATCCTAAACTCATCGAATATGTCATCTTTTGACAAAACCAACTTCTTGTGTAAAGAATAGATCTTTGTCTTTTCATTTAAAAGCTGATACATGTCTTTATCGGATGAAACTATGATTTTTTCAGCCTGCCTAAAATATCCTTTGCACAAAAAAGCGATGATGTCATCACCTTCGCAGTCAGGCACGTAAACTTGACATACTGGAACTGATTTTAACATGTCAAGAAGAGAAAGCATCTGATGCTTTCTGTTTTCTTCAGATTCAGGAATGTCATCCCCATAAAATCTATTCAACTTTTCCGGACGGCGGCCTAACTTGTAATCAGGATATATGCTTCTACGTCGAGAAGATCCTCCACCTTCCCAGGCAACCACCACGAACTTTGGTTGAATTTCTGTAACAATTCTCTTCAAAGTTTTCAAAAAGCCAACACAGCCTCCCATCTGATATCCATGAGAAGACATAGATGGAAAGGCTGACCAGCTTCTAATAAAAAGATTTGCACCATCCACTATCAAGATGGGTCGATCTGAGCTCATGTTTTGCCTGTTGAACCGAATCCACCACCACCACGAGTTGTTGAAGACAAGCTATTGGTTGGTTGGAATATCCCACGAAAAACTCGAGAAAATACCAACTGTGCAATCCTATCACCTTTATTGACAATAAATTCTTCGTCACCTGTGTTTAATAAAATGACCTTAATCTCTCCTCTGTAGTCTTCATCAACAGTACCGGGCGTGTTTAATACCGTGATACCATGCTTTGCCGCTAACCCAGACCTAGGTCTGACTTGCGCTTCAAATCCAGGAGGCAGTTCGATCTTTAATCCAGTGGCCACCATAGCCCTTCGTCCAGGCTTGATCGTTAGGTACTCATTAGCATATATGTCACACCCCGCAGATCCTTGTGTTTGATACTTTGGCACAAGGTCATTGTCATCCACTTCGCATCTAATCCAAAATATATCACTCATCAGACATTCCTCCTTCACCGTCTCCCTCGCCCGAAGGTTCGCCACCAGTTGTTATAAGGGCAGAGTCAATAGCCGTCAAGAGATAACTCGAATATTTCTCGTCCTTGAGCATATCCCCAAACTCAGACTTGTAGAACTTCTTCTCTACCACAACTTCGCCTGTCTTTGCATTAACCACTGAAAGCTCTTTCCACGCACCTTCGCCGCTGACATTGATCTCAAAACCATCACGCTTGACAGGGCCATTGGCTTTGCAATGTGAACGAACTTCATCAAAAAGATATTCATCCTCTACGATACCCTTACCAAAGATGATATCAAACTCACATTTGCGAAAAGGGGCAGCAACCTTATTCTTCTTAAGAGTGACAGTGGTATGGATTCCAATAGGATTACCATTCTTGTCTTTCACTTGATTGCCACTACCTAAACGAATTCTAACAGAAGAATGGAATGGGATTGCACGACCGCCAGGCGTCGTTGTAGGATCACCATGCATCACACCGATAGCATCACGAATTTGATTGATGCAGAGTAGCGTCACGTTGTTTTGTCCAATGACGCCTGTGATCTTACGCATTCCCTTAGAAATAGCGCGGGCCTGTAGACCAATCGAGTTTTGATCATAATCACCGTCGAGCTCGGCCTTAGGAGAAGTTGCTGCGACAGAGTCCCAGATGACAAGAATAGGAATGTTCTTATCGAGCACGCCTTGGTGATTGTAGATTCAATAATGGAGAAGACCTCCTCTGTACAGTGAGAATCGCAATAAACAAATCTCTTACGAACATCGATTCCCATGTCCGCCAACTTCGCAACAGGAGTTGCATTTTCTGTGTCAATATAGACAACAAGACCACCCATACGTTGGGCCACTGAAGCCGCGTGATATGCAAGGTGCGATTTACCTGATGAAGGTAATCCTGCGATTTCTATGATTCGACCTTCTGGATACCCTCCTCCCATTGCGTTGCGGATCGCATAGTTAAGTTGAATCGACCCTGTGTCGATCCACCTTTTAACGACCGTAGGTGCATCCATCTCTGATAGATTGTACGCAATGCGTTGACCAAATTCCTTGTTGATAGATGAAATGAGATCTTTCATCATATTATCAACCTCAGACTTTTTAGTCACGGTCTCAACTTCTTCTGACTTCTCTCTTTTTGCCATAGTGTATTATCCTTTTAACTCACTAAATAGTTCAAGCGCCGGGGAAAATTAAAATTCCCCGGCGCTTGAACAGTTAAATCACTCGTCGCCCATCAGGTCTGCGAACGCATCATCTAATGATTGTTTCTTTGGAGAGTCATCATCAGCTTTCTTTACTTTCTTTGGTTTGTCTGGCGATGAGGCTTTTACTTCAGCAACCAAGTCATCAAGAGCATCTGCTGTGGCTGGACCACGGGTTGTCTCTGTTGGTGTGTCATCAGTAGCACCACCGTTGAGCCAATTGTTGAGAACAGCTTCAATCTCTTGAGTGGACTTTAGACGATACATGTCATCGATGTTTGGAATATTCTCCAGCCAAGTTGCCATGGTTTTTTGATCCTCATGAAGCTTTGAAGGTCGTCGAGCAGGATCCACCATCGTATCATTGAACTGTTTACCGGGGGCTTTTGAGATCGTCACTTTCAAATCAAATCCTTGATTTGGATCTAGAATATCGCCGACCTCCTCATCGAGGAAGAAACCAAGCATACGTTGGTAGACGATCTTACCGAAAGCCCAGACCTGCACACCTTTATCCTCCTCACCGCGGACGATGACGGGGGCATAACAACGCATCTTAGGCGCAAGCTTCTTTGCAAGAACTCGATCGTCAGGCTTGCCGCTGCTGTACAGCTTACGGATCAGATCGTTGATTGGATCTGGCTTTCCAAACTGATTTGGAGCAAGGAGGCCTGCATTCTCTCCGATGTAGTAAAACCACCTCTCTGCAAAAGGCTGGCCTTCAGGAGAATTCTTCCAAGGCAGACAGCGAATCTTATATTCTCCAATTTGTGGCTTCCACATCTGAACGGACGACGTCTTCCTCACGCCACTGAGCTCTGCAACACGACGCTTAATTGCTTCTAGATCAATTGCCATTTTTGTTTTCCTATTCCGCTTCCTCTTTCGACTTCAATTTTCGATGTTATGACACCGTGTCATAAGCGATCGAGCTTATCAATCCGAGTGTTTGTCAACCTAACCTGCAACGAAAGAGTTGTATCAAACTAACATTCGTTGAGTAATCTTTGCACGATGTCCTTTCAGGACAGAACAAAAGTAGGTCTTGCATTTTTGCCTCTTCCTAACCCGATTCCGCGCCGATCAAGTCGACAATATAAATATCACGATAGTGTGAATCAAGCTGCCATCATTACGACACCGATGAGTGACACGACGAATCCTGCAATCTGAAGAGGTGTGAGTCTATCTCCTAAGAGAAAAAAACCAAAAACGAACGCGGCCGTATAAACGACATCAAAGAGCACAGACATGAGGCTAAGACTCTGTGATCTCTGTGCAATCCACCCCCACAGCACACCACTGAAGATAGAAGGCCCTATGGTGGCCCATATAGGAAAAGTTCCACTTTGAACTTTCTTTGTTATATGAGCCCCTAGAACCCCTAAAACGAACAAAGAAAAGTAAGGTAGGATCAGACGTTTCATGTCATTTCCAAGTCGACTTTTTCTTCTTTTTTCTCTCTTTGACCCCAGGACCTTGCATATCTTGACCAGACATGCCTAGAGGTGCAGTGAAACCTGCAATGGATGCAACGCCGCTAAATTCGTTGACGTCTGATTCTGAATTTTCTTCATCCTCGTCTACCAAGGAATCCGTCTTAATAACTTCTACGATGTAGCGGCGTAAAATATCATTCATACACCCTAACTATTCGTCAACGGATTCTTTTTCTTGCTTCGTCGAGATATAGTCTGCTGTCTGCACCACGTGAACAAGATCTGATTCTTTTAGACAGTACGCCTTATTTTCTTGAAGCACCCATCCATCATTCAACATAATGGATAACCACTCGTCTTGATTGAGGCGTAGACCAAAATTTTGGCAAAGCCACACTCCTCTGTGGGGAACTGTCATATACTTGATGCTTTTGTTATGTTTGTAGTTTTCACCGAGCTTCTCCCGGTGCCAATCGGAATCTTGAGGAACGTAATAATCATGCTCTACGTCTCCTAATTTGCCGATATCATGGAATAAGCAACCTATGATGAGAGAATCTTTTGCAATGTTATGTTCGAACGCCTTGCACAATTTCATTGCATTGGAAAGAACTCGCAACGAATGATCGACCAATCCTCCTGGGATTGCTAAATGAAAATCTTTACGACCTGAGGCGGGACATAGTGCCAACCTCTCTCCAAAGTGATCAACCAAGGCAAGAGCCGCTGATGATCTATCACCCAATCTCTCGCACAAAGAACGAAACTTGTCAAAATTAGCTGCAATTTCTTCAGGACTTAAACTCATGGAAATCACATTATAGCACCAATGATACAATGTTCATTAGCCTTGAAGCGTCTCTAGCTTAAGAGGAAACTTGTTAGAATACCCTGGCACGGAAACTGACTTCACGCCCTCCACGTCTTTCAGGCGGTCTTCTCTGACATCAAGGATCAAGGCGTCATGAAGAACGAATAAGGGTCTGATTCCATCAAATCCCAGGTCATTTAAGATCTT